GACGTTGTTCAGCAATTCCGTGAAAGTCATGCGGATGCGTTCACTCCTGATAGAAATGAGCAGGTTTCCAGTGCGACTTCTGGCAAAGCTCCCGAAGCAATGGACGGCATTTCCAAGGCTTTTTATGCAAGAAATCCACAATTAGCACCCAAAAATTAAGGAGGACAAACTATGCCTACAAATCATGAAGCACAAGAGAGATATTCTAAGTTGGTACTGGAAAAAGTTCGTTCGGAGCTGGTACTCGGTGACGGATTCGTCTTCAATAACGATTACGAGGGAAGCCCCACTTCTGGAGCTGTCAAAATTCCTGTCCGTGATGAAGAAGTTGCTGTTTCCGATTACGACAAGGCAAACGGCATTTCCCCCACTCATGGCAGTACTGGATATACCACACTTCTGATTGATAAGGATAAGGCTATCAATGAAGTGATTGACGGTTTTGATGCATCCACTGTTCCTGATAATCTGGTTGCGGACAGGCTGGATTCTGGCGGTTATTCTCTGGCACGTCAGCTCGACACAGACGGAGGTAACACTCTTTTGGCTGGTGCAACTGTGATGAATGTCGATACCCTCACAAAGGAAACTATTTATACTGCGATTGTGATGGTTCGCACGGCTATGAGCAAGGCGAATATTCCCAACGACGGCAGACGTTATCTTTTAATGACTCCTGATGCGTTCGCACTTGCTCTGACTTGTCCAGAATTTATTGCCGCTTCTGAACTTGGCGACGAAGTAAAGCAAACTGGAGCTGTCGGCAAGATTGCTGGATTCCTCGTCAAGGAATGGAACGACAGCACGGCTAATCTGGCAATGCTCGCAGGACATCCGAAATTTGCAACCCGTGCAATGGAATGGCAGACTTCTGTCCATGTTCAGGATTTGAACGGTTCTGGAAATTATATCGGTGCTTGTGCGGTTCAGGGGCGTAATGTGTACGGACACAAGGTTTTGAGAAGCGTTGCCATCAGAGCCGTGTACTCCCCTACTCATCTGACTATCGACTTGAATGCTGGCAGTACGGCAGGCACAACCATTGCAACTGTTTCCGCTGGCAACACTGGCACTACTTACGCTTACAAGCTCAACCCCAATACAAGAGCGGTTTACAATCAAACTACTGCAAATTATGGCGGTACTTCCCTGACTTCTGGCACGACTGAAATCACTGCTAAAGAGGGCGATATTATCGAAATTGCTAACTTTAGTTCTGGAAGAGTGGTCGCTGTTGGTTATGCCAGAGTCAATGCAAGTGATTTGAAATGATGTACGCCAATTACAGCTATTACACGGACAATTTCGGCGGTTCGCTGATTCCTGAAACGGATTGGAACAGAACCGCTGGAATTGCTTCCAGCTGGATGGATTCGGCAACGTTCGGACGGCTTACAAATGGCATTCCTGACGAATGGGAAAATGAAGTTCGAAACTGCTGTTGTGAACTCTCTGAACAGGTGTATTCGTTCGTGATTTCGTCTATCTCGAATGATGAAGACGATGCAAAACTTTCCTCTGAAAAAATCGGGAATTACAGCATTACTTACCGCAGTGATGCTGAATTTTTTGCATCATTTTTGCATGGGAGTACAGCAGGATTTGAGGACATTGCAAAAAGCATTGTTTCCCGATATTTAGGGAGAACTGGATTGCTTTACAGAGGAGTGTATGAATGATGTTTACCAATACAAAAGCGTGTACCATCTACGAAAAAACTATCCGCAACCGTGCGCCGACCTACATTCGGCACGTTATCAACAATGTTTATTGTGAGATTACACATGGGCAGTCACAGGAACAATCCGGAACAGGTTCAAATCGTCCCCCACAAAATGGAGTTTTCTGCATGATTCCAGCAAAATCCATTTCGGAGTACATCCCGAAAAAAGATGATAGAATTGTCTGTGAAATCTGCGAAGAAGAACAACCGCCACAAACGGCTTTTACCGTCATGCAGGTGAAAGATTTCCGCTATGGTTCAAAAAGAGTTCAGCATTTGGAGGTGAGTGCAGTATGATGAAAGCGGAAGAAATGAGGAAAATTTCAAATAATTATGTTTCCATCAAAGCTGAAAAACAGTTAGAGAAATTTGAAAAAGAAATCAGATTAGCCGCTGAAGATGGAAAAAAATCAGTCATAGTTTACTCATCTATCTTGCAACAGGTTTATGTCCAATTGCAAAATAACGGCTATGCAGTTGAAGAGTTGCCAACAGGTTACAATGAATCAGCAATAAAAATTAGCTGGTGAGGTGAGTGCGGTATGATTCATTTTACTGGAATCACGTTTGACCCGAATTTCAAAGAAAACGCTGAAAAGAATTTCAGTCAGGCTCAACAATATATTGACAGTGAAGTCCTGCGACTGTCTGACCCTTATGTGCCGTTTGACACTGGTATGCTGAAAAAGTCTGGCATTGCAGGGACGGTATTAGGTTCGGGAGTTGTCGAATATACAGCTCCCTACGCTCGAAAACAGTACTACGAAAATTCTGGACGTGGGAAAGAGGGTTTGCAGGCTTCTGGCGGTATCACTGGACTGCGTGGGAAACTTTGGTTCGAACGGATGAAAGCTGACCACAAAAAAGAAATCCTGCAAGGTCTGAAAAATTTCAAGTGAGAGGAGGATACCATTTCAAGTGAAACCCTTAATTGAGTGTGTGCGTGATTATATCATGCAGTTTCCAGAGCTGAAAGACGGCTGTCTGATGGTGGACTATCTGAGCAGTGAGGGCATTGAATACACGGTTGACTCCATTCCGTGCGACCCGATTTACAAGCGTTACACGGACGGCGGTTGTCTGAAACAATTCTTGTTCGTGTTCGGCAGTCGGGAATTTTATGGGGCGGACGTTTTGGAATGTATCGCAAATTTGGGCTTTTATGAGAAGTTCGAAGATTGGATTATGAGAAATAATTTGAATGACGTTTTGCCCGATTTGGACGGCAGAAACGCTATTTTTATTGAAACAACGACAAAGGCGTATCTTTTGAGTGCAGATGAAAATTTAGCACGGTATCAAATTCAACTACGCTTGGTTTATGAGGAGTGATTTTTATGAACAATATTGGAACTTTGAAAAGCAGGCACAAAAAACTTGTGTTCTATGGCGTGACTACGACAAGCGGACAGGCTACTACGACAACTTTTTACAGAATGACAGGGTTTACCAGCCTTCCGCAAAATAAAAATCCGAAAGAGCACACCAGACAATACGTCGATGAGGAATTTGAACGCTCTGACATTGTCGGCTATGCACCCGAAATTCCGTACAACTTTGACCGTCATGACGGAAATAAAGTTCATGAAGATATTGTCAATATTACTGATAATGAATTGATTGGGGCTGATGCTGTCCGCACTCTGATTGTCGTCGATATTGACGACGGTTCGGCAATCAAGAGGGATTATTCTGTCGTTCCGGACGGCGAAGGCGACGACATCAATGTTTATACCTATTCCGGCAATTTCAAGGCGAACGGGGAAAAGATTTTCGGTACTGCTACCAGCTCCGACAACTGGCAGACCATCACTTTCACGGAATCTGTCACTGGAACTGGCACAGGCAATCCGTAATTGATGGGGGAGGAATTTTAAGATGAACCATAAAAATTGGGAAATTAACGGATGTACTCTGTTTTTTGATGCCGAAGACCTCGAAAGTATGGAACGCTATGAAAATGCATTTGACTTACTCAACGAAGAAGACAAGCAACGCCCGAAAGATGGCAGAGCATCTCAAAGAATCCGCTCTTATTGTGAGATGTATCACAACTTGTATGACCGCATTTTCGGCAATGGGACAGCCGAAAAGATATTCCAGAGTGTTCCCATGAATGTGGAAGCTTATGACAATATTTATTTCAGTTTCCTTGAATTTATCCGCAATCAGGGCATTGAAGCAGGTCAGCGAAAGGCGGAACGCATTGACAGAATGAGAAAATTCACTCCGAACCGTCAGCAAAAACGGCATCACAAATATCATAAAAGATGATGAGTCTATTCTATGAGTCATTTCCCGAAGTCGTTCAAGTGGACGGAAAAGAATACCCAATTGTAACAGATTTTCGGGAGTGGATTCGATTTGCGGACATGGTTTCCAGTAGGGAAATTGACGAACAGGAGAAAGTTTTTCTCATGATGCAATGGTTTCTCAATCCGCCAAAATCTATGCAAAAACCGCAGATTGATGCACTTTTTTCATTTTATCGTGCGGATGATTTAGAATTGCATCCAGTCAAATCGGAGGTTGACGAAAACGAAACTCCTGTTATCAGAAAACCGCCTTTGTTCGATTGGTGCATTGATGCGAAATTCGTGCTTGGTGATTTTCGACGATATTACAATATCAATTTGTTGACAGTCAAATATCTGCATTGGTGGGAGTTTCGGAGTTTATTCAATGCCCTGCCAGATGACAGCAATTGTCAGAAACGGATTGCCTATCGTGCAACAGATTTGTCGAAAATCAAGGACAAATCCGAACGGAAACGGATTGCGAAAATTCAGAGGGAAATTGCAATTCCCTATCTGACCGAAGAAGAGGAAGAATATCAATTAGGTGATATGCTATGGAATTTGTAAAAAAATCAGTACCAATGCCACCCATTGAACGGCATTGGTATTATTGTCCACACTGTGGAGCCAAAACAATTTTATACGATAATACGGCAAATTCCAGCGGTGTCTTTCTCAAATGTACAAGGGGATGCGGTCAGGAATTTGAATTGAAAATCAAAGACGGAATACTTGCACATTGAGCCTGTGAGCCGTGCAAATCTGGAATGAGGAGGGATTTGTATGGCTTTTGATGGTACATTAAAATTTGATACTGCCATTGATAAAACTGGTTTTAAATTGGGGCTGGATAGTATCGGAAGTATCGCCAAAATGGGCATGGGTGCGGTTACTGCGGCGATTGGTGCGGCAACTGCCGGAATTTCTGCTCTTGGTGCAAAGGCAATTGAAAGTGGTAAAAGCTTTGAGGCTGGGATGTCTCAAATTCAAGCAACATTGGGCTTTTCTATTGCAGATGTTGCTAATAATGTCAATGGTGCATCTGAAACAATGGAAAAGCTTTCCCAAAAAGCGGAAGAAATGGGGCGAAAAACCGCCTTTTCTGCAACACAAGCCGCTGAAGGTCTGAATACCATTGCTATGGCTGGCTACGGTGCGGAAGATGCCGTTTTGATGATTGAAAACGGTTTAAATCTCGCATCTGCTGGGCATTTACAGCTTGACCAAGCTATGAAATATGTCACTGGCTCAATGAAAGGCTTTACCAAAGAAGCTGAAAAATTGGGTGATGCAGAAGCACAATCCGCCTATTTTGCGGACATTATCGCCCAAGGTGCTACTATGGCGGCAACTGATGTCAATCAATTGGGTGAAGCGTTCTCTGGTGTGGCAGCAACGGCAAACGGTTATAATCAAACTGCACAGGCGACGGAAGTCGCTTTATTGCGATTGGCGGAACAAGGAATCGTGGGTTCGGAAGCGGCTACTCATTTCAGCTAATTGATGAAAGACCTTTACACCCCTACCGACCAAGCAAAAGAAGCTTTCGAAGAATTGGGGGTCATTGTCTACGACGAAACAACAGGAATGCAGAAAGATGTCAATACTGTTGTTGATGAAATCAATGCAAAACTGGATGAAATCAGAACAGCAAGTCCTGAGGGAATCGCAAAAGCCGCAGACTTAGAAAATATCATTTTCGGGCAGAGAGGACAGAAAGCTTTTGATAAAATGATTGTCTCATCTGCTGAAAAAGTGCAGTCTTTCTATAATGGTTTGGAGTACACAGAGGATGGTGCAAAAGGTTCAGCCGCTAAACAGGCGGAGGCAATGCTTGACAATCTGGAAGGCGATATGACCCTTTTGAAATCTGCCGCAGAGGGCTTGTATAATTCGCTGTACAAGTCCATGAATGGCACTCTTCGGGAATTGGTTCAGCTTGCAAATGGCTATGTTACGGAATTAACAGAAGCTTTCACGGAGGGCGGTTTTGAGGGGCTAGCTCAAAAAGCTGGTGACGTTCTTGGAGATGCTGTTACAAAAATTTCTGGTTACTTGCCTGATATTGTAAAAATCGGGAGTTCACTGGTATCGTCTTTGCTGAATAGTTTGGCAGAAAATGCGGAAATCATTTCTAATACTGCTATAGAAATTATTTTAGTATTAGTGCAGGCAATCACTGACAATCTTGGAACGCTTGTGAATGCAGGCGTTAACATTCTTGTAGCATTGGTGCAAGCTGTTGTGGATAATCTGGATATGATGATTGAAGCAGGATTACGGTTGATTCAGACTATTTGCGAAGTGCTTTTGAATAGCGAAAATATTGAGAAATTACTAGGTGCTGGAAAAAAATTGCTTGACTATATTGTCAATGGTGTGAAAGAAAATTTCCCGAAAATTCGCCCTGCCATTGTGGAATTTATCGGAAAAATGGGGGAATATTTCAAGGAGCATTACAAAGAAATGCTTGAATATGGCGGTGAACTCATCAAGAAAGTGGCTAACGGCTTGAAAGAGGCTGCAACGGTTCTCCTTGGTGAGGTGGTGCTTTTGCTTGATGACCTCGGGGATGAGTTCAGCGAATACGGTTGGCTCACGATTGGTGCGGATATTGTCGGAAAAATTGGCGAAGGTATCAAGACGATGTACGACCACGCTGTGGATTATACCACTGATTTGATTGAAAAAATCGTGAACGCTATCAAAGAAACTGATTGGATAAAGCTCGGAAAAGATATTTGTGACGGCATTTTGTCGGGATTGGTAGGCTTTGACGCTGATTTTTATGACTATCTGGACGGATTTGGAGAAAATTTTGTCCTTGGTATCAAGGATATTTTTGGGATTCATTCGCCGTCAAAATTGATGCGTGACGAAGTAGGAAAGTATCTTGCACTTGGAATTGGTGAGGGATTCAAAACAAATATTCCAGATGTGGGAGAGGATGCGCTGAACGCTTTCCGTTTGCAGTCTGCGGATGTATTCGGAACGGTTCGGAGTAGTCCAACTTCGGAAATTGTCAACAATCATTACAATTATAGCACCGTCAATACCATGCAAAATAGCCCTAATCAGTCAACTGGTGATATTATCATTCCGATTTATCTTGAGGGCGAACAAATTCACACTGCCGTGATTTCGGCGATTCAAATTGAAAATTTACGTTCAGGGGGTGACTTTGTATGAGAAATGTAGCAATTTATACGGCGGACAACACGCTAGTTGGAAATCAATTCAAGCAATTGAATGAGGTCAGATTTACCGCCTCGCCAATCATCAAAAAATACACTATGGCGGACGGCTCGCCAGTAATTTAAACCGCCCCCAACTCCGCCAACCCCACCGAAATCGTTCCCGCATGCCGT